GGATCGACCAGGTAAACCCGGTTTTGGCAAGTACCTTCGTCAGCTCACTTGACGCCGGGCCGTGAGTCACGACGCCTTGCTCGAATTTGCTGCTCGCGAGTTTGGTTGAAATCTGATCGAAGTTGCCGAGTCCCAGCCCGAGCGCGTCAGCGAGCTTGCGAACCACGTCACTTGCAGGTGCCCCCGGCGCGTGGCTCTCGCTCACACGAGCATGACGGAACGCTCGTTCACCGTCACCCCCTTTTAACCGCGTATGCCAGCTCGCACCGTCCCGGGAGTGATCAAGTGCGCGAACGTCACCCGAGAACACGCGCTTGATCCCGGTCCCCTCATAGCCCGCTTCAAGTTGGAACTTGACACCCTTTTCTTGGAGCGCGGATCGCGTGGTACGACTCAAGTTTGTGACGGTGACTTCGGCGGTGTTCGGTTCTTTGGCCGAGGACTTGCGCACCTTGAACGCTACACGCAAGTCCGTAATCTCAATCACGTCAACGGACAGCGTTCGATAATCTTTCGCGACCTGCCTTGCGATAAGCAGACGGCACCGTCGACCGTAGAGGTTGGCCACGTCCTACCCTCTCACCGGAAGTTCGGCGCTCTCGAAGTAGTCGAGAATCACACGATCGCCGAGATCACTACGCTGTAGATCGTTCGACCACACGGGATCGAGTCGAGCACCTGAAGTGTCGGTCATAATCAGACAGCCCGGCGGCATCTTCGGCAACTTATAGCGGAAGCCCAGCGGCTGATCGATTACCGCTTTCACACTGAGTAGCACAGGCTCTTGATTGTTATCGAAGATATTCATGTAGAAACACGCCTCGCGCGTATTCCAGTAAAATTCTAGGGTGTAGTTAAACCCTTCAAGTTCTACACTGATGTCAAAGTGAGGCAGATCGCTGCGCAGCGGTATTGTGAAAGGCATTACTTGACCCCCAACTTATCAAGAAGTCCGAGTTTTTCTACCAAACTGTAGGCGATTGACTTCTTCGTCGTGTTCTCTGTCGGAAGTTGCTTCCCGGCCTTCTGCTTGTTCTGCGCTTTTGACTCTCTTTTAGCGACAACTCGACGAGTCGTTTTGTTCTGGACAATACGCACACGTTTAAACGTCGCTTGAAAAGTAAGTGCGTCACCTGTCTTACCGTCGCGAGGCGTGACCAGCTCGGTCAGCATCATATCGGTGTAGACACGCTTGCTTGTGGTCACAGTCACGAGCTGCCTGGCTTCGAGGAGCTTGCGCAGATCTGCCGCCGCACGCTCGGCAAAACCGACAGCACCGCCGACACGCTCGGCGGACACCGACGTAAAAGTCACGCCCCCGCCGAGGCTCACCACACGCTGCGACTGCACCGCGCCGACGGGCGTATTCGAGATGATCCCGGTGATTTGAAGTGTCACCGGCTTGAGCCGCGCATGATCCGAAACGTCAAACCCCTGCTCGACAGGGTGATCGGTAGTCTCTGCCGAGTCGGTGCTCGACTCCGTCAGCACAACATCGATCTCAATATCGCCGATCTTTGTACGGCTCGGGCGGTGTACGGTTTCTAGTCCCATGACATCACCTCGGGATCGCAGCGGTCGCGCCGCTTAGTTCATCCTGCCACCACTTCGATAAGGCCTCGGCGGAACTCTGACCCGTATCCGACGCGCTCTGCCCAACACCTGCCACGATCGTCTGATCGACCTTGAGCCCTCCGAGATTTACCACACGCTGGTTTGTGGTATTCGCGACCGATGCCGTCGGGCCGGAAGCCCCGCCGCTGACCGGCGAGATCCTGAAGAAAGATCGGACCGACCCGAACCCTGACTTGATACGATTCGTCACTGATTCAACGATTTGATCGAACGAGCTTACGATCCAGTTACCTAGATCAATAAACGCTTCCTTCGCCGTGTCCTTGAACTGATCCCAGATCACATCAAAGTGAAGTAGCAGCGCCGCAAAACCTTTAAGCATTGTGAGCCACCACGGATCATCATCAGATGACGTGTTTATGAAGTCCTCTAAGAACTGCTTCCACTTAGGCCAGAGCTTATCCATCAGAGTTACCCCACCTTGCTGCTTAGTTAGTAACTCGTCGAATAGTAGTATGATAAGCGCTATTGCCCCTGCTATCAAAGCGATCGGCGCAGCCGCAGCAGCCCACGCAGCCGCAGAGCGGATCGCCGCAAGCACAGCAGCCGCGCCAAGTCGAACATACTGCCCGATCATCAACCCGGTTTGCGCTATGTTCCAGATAATCGCGGCACCTACAACACTGTAGATGATTACCGCGAATAAACGCCACTGATCAATGACAAATCCGATTGCCTTATAGAGCAACCCGAACACTGAGGACAGTAGCTTCACCACCGAGATGAAACCGCGAAACACTACACCGAGGCGCTGCGCGAGCAGGGTACGGTTCGCTTTAACCCACTCGACGACAGAGTTAGCGATCGCGCTCATCTCTGAGATAAGAGGCCCCGCGATCGCGTAGCTGAGCCCTCGCACCGCAGCCTTGACCCGATCGACCGAGTCGCCGAGGTTATCGCCTGCCTCGATCGTCTGCTTGTCCAGTACGATCCCCAGATCACGAGCCTCAGTCCGCAACTCGGCCAGCGCGTCGCGTCCACCGTTCAGGGTCGGTATCAGGCTTGCCCCCGACTTACCGAAGACCTGAATGGCGAGAGCCGTCTTCTCGGCCCCGTCGGGTAGCGTTTTAAATCGCTCGGCGATGTCCCCGATCACTTCGTCAGCTGACCGCAGCGAGCCGTCGGAGTTTCTGATCCGCGCTCCGACTGCGGCAAAGCTCTGCGCCATCTCCGCGTTACCTTCAGCCGCCTGCGCGAGGTGGACGTTGAGCTTACGCATCGCACCGACCACCGTCTCAAAGTCAGCGCCGGACAGAGATGCAGCGTACGCCAGCTCTTGTAGCGCGTCGGTGTTGACGCCGACTGCCTGGCTTAGGTCGTTTAGCTGACCTGTGACTTCGATGAGATCAGAAATACTCTTCGCGACGAAAGCCTCGGCAGCCGTGGCCATCGCGAGAAAGCCTTTACCTATGCGAGCTATCGCAGTGTCCGCTTTGTTAAAAGCGGCATCATCCAGCTTCAGCCCGAGCAGTACCGCAAGCTCCCTGATGATCATCGTCTGGCCACCGATCGTGCTTCCGCTGCCGCCATTGCGTCAAGTGCTTGGTTAAGCAGCACGCACTCGACGAGCGACATCGTGGTCGTTACTTCCTGCATCGTCGCGACGCGCTCTGTAACAAGCCTGAGCGCGGGCCACCTGTCAATCAGGTGGTCGATGCCGATGAGCTGTTCCCCTTTAGCTTCCCGGCGAGGGCCGGGAGGAAGTCGAAAAAATCGGCAAAGTTCACCTCGATTGCGAAGGCGATCGCCCGCATCATCAGGACCGGACGGCCTGCGAGCACATGGTTTGCCTGCTTGTCAAACTGCCCCGCGAGGATCTTGCCTTCCTCACTTACCCATGAGATCGAGCACCCTTCACCGCCGAGCAGCTGCCGCGCGACCTTGGTGAGCAGGTCCGGTGGGATCGACTCTGCAAGCGACTCGATCGCCTTGCCCACTTGCTCAACGCCGAGATCACTGACCGAGCCCTTCAGGTCGAGCTGTTTGATCGCCGCGCCCACAGCCTTCGCAAGCGTGGGGTAGAGCGGCAGCAAGTCCCAGGCCGGGAGTGCTGTCACAGAGATCTTGATCTGAGAGCGGGGGTCGAGGACAAGCTCGCGTGTGGAAATCATACCCTCGATGATGACACGATCACGAGGGTGTGTGTCAAGCAGGAGTGTTTACGATTACGTGGCGACGATGCCGCCGATTGTGCCGATCAGGCGATCGACTCGGATCGTCCACATCCGGCCAGAGATCTCGTCGCTGAACTCAGGGTCGGGAATCTTGCTCACCCAGGCGTTCGGCGCGGTCAGCAGCGTGGTGCCATTCAGGTCTTTAACCTGAAACACACCGACGCCGGTCCCGGTCCTGTCGTCGAGATCGGCCAGGCTTGACAGCAGATCGTTCGATCGAGACGACTGCGAGAGCGTCAACTCGATCGATGCTCTGCGGTCAAGCTTCTTCACGCGGGTGACGATGCCGTCAGTCCCGGCCTCATCGCCGAAGTTCTCGGCATCCCGTTTGACGCTCAGGAATTGACCCTTTGCGTAGCCGGTGAGGCGGTTTCCCCCGAGCGTGATTACAATCTGGCTTGGGTCGTAAGTGGGTACGCTCATTTTCTACCTCAGACCGTCAGGGTTCCGACGATGAAGATCTTTTGGATTGCCCCGGCGAGCGGGGCCGTGAACTTGACGTTGCGCAAAATTCTGTTCGCACGGTCGGTGGGATTCGCGCTCGCGGCCTTCGGAACCGTGACGGTAAACGGCAGACTTAGACCGCCGACATCCACACCGTCTTGGAGCTGCGCGCGCACTTGTCCCTCGATACGAGCAATGCCGTCGTCGGTGTACGGGATCTTGTCGGTCCCGGTTAGCAGAGCGGCCAGCCGTTCCTGCATTCGGATCTGGAGCCAGTCGCGAAATCGGATCGTGTCGATAAACTCGTTGCCTGAGACGACACCGCCGTTATTATGGCCGAGCACGACATTGCGACCGGCGACGGTGCTGTAGTAGTTGCCGTACTTGTTCGCGATGTTCGTCTTGTGCGTATCGGTGAGCGTCGACACAGGCACACCGGCCAGCGTCTTGAACGCCCACGTTTCCGACCCTGGGGCCAGCGGCAGACACCGACCGAGCCATCCGGCGTCAGCGAATGCGATCGGGCTGCCGTGGTAGATCGCGCCGGTCCGAAAGTAGGCCGCGCTTTTGAGCTGCTTCAGGATGTCGGTCGCGATCGACTCGCTGACCGTCGCGCAGTCGCTGTCGCAGACTTCGACGATGTAGAGCTTCTTGTTTGCTTCGACCCAGGCCGCGCAAGCAAGCACCATCGCCGACGAATTGAAGCTCGTGTGGACGCCGTACCAATCGTCATTTTCCAGACGAATCGCGTCGAGGTCCGCCGCAATACCGGGATCGGCGTGGTCTTGCACGAGCTTCAGATAGGCAATATCGCCGACGCTGATCGAGATCCAGTTACCGGCAGCGTTACCGACGATCTCCAGATACTGCGATCCGACAGCACCGACCACAGACGCGGTAGCCCCGCCTGCTGTGCAGGCCGGATCGATCGCCGCTTCCAGCGCTGCGACGATCTCGTCATTCGTGGCCGTGCCGTCCGACGTAATCGCGTACTCAGTGCCGTTCACGCTCACGGCGTAGCGTTTCGAGTTTGCCACCGACGAAACGTAAACGCGGTAACGCTGCGTCGGCTTGTTCGATCCGCGACCGATCACGACTTTCTCGGGTCGTGGGTTCTGTCCGAACAGCACGAGGGCTGCGCGGTATTCGACAGCAGTCGTCGCAAAGTCCGCCGCCACACCGTCGATGTCGGTGTAGGTGCGCGAACGCTCGATCCAAGTCGGTGTGTAGCCGAGGATCAGAGGCACGCCGAAACCCACCTGCGAGAGCCCGCTCGACGCAAGTGAGATCTGGATATTGGCAATCTGGTCTAGTGTGGACATCGGTCCTCTCTCAGGGAGCTGTGAAGGTTTCGCCCGTCGTCAGGTTTGTGAGTTCGGCGGACTCTATCAGGCCGATACGCTCTTGCGCAACGTCGCGCAGGTACAGCCGCATGTCGACAAACGCACGTCCCTGAAAACCGGCTTCTTGCACGGACGGTGCGTACTCGACACGACCGAGATCGAACAAGCTGAGCCCAGCTGCGCGAAGGATCTCGCGCTTTGTGGGGAGCTGGCACGCCGTGACAAAGCTCCCTGCGCGTGCCATGGCATCCGTGCCGGAGGCTGTGGCGACCGTGAAAAATTCGACACGCAGGCCCACCTCGCGATCGCCCTCGACACCCAGTAGCATCTCACCACCGAGAGGCCCCAGCTCGTCGTACGCCTCACTCTGCGAGTCCTGCCCAAGCACAAACGGCCCGGTGAGGTGCAGCACGATAAAGTCTTCTACCGGCGACGGGTCGTCTTGATCACGCCACAGGATCAAATCGTCGGCAAAACCGCTTGCGGCTTTAGTCCAGTCGAAGATTGCGTCTTGGACAGCGGCCAGGTTCATGCTGTCACCGCCCGGCAGATCGCTTTGTAGTACACCGACCCGAGGTGTGGCCAGGTTTCAAGGTGCTCGACCTCACACTGCTTGCCCTCGATCTGGAGTAGATCGGGTTGATAGCCAGCTTCAGCTCCGGCCTCGGTGCAGCCGATGTAGAGCTGCTGCCGTGTGTACACGGTCCAAACGTCGCCCGTGATCCGACCGTCAGGCAGCCGTTTGAGATCGCGGCCTGAGGTCGCCTGCACAGAGGCCGTGATCACGAAGGTGGTGACGACCGGCGGCTGAGCCCGCCCCTTGACCCGGCTTGTTACCTGTCGACGTGTCACCGTCACAGTTTGGTTGGCAAGGCTCGTGATTGAGTCTGCGTAGCTCACAAGCTCAGGATAGCAAGACTACAGACGGCAATGTCGATTTTTGAAAATTTGTTTTGACACTACGCTAGGGCTTGTCCTAGTGTCTTGATTCACAAGGCACTACCACAGAACACAAGGAGACAGACGACCATGTTCGCAACCTATCGCCCAGCCTTTTTTGCTACTGGAATGTACCTGGTGGGATACGGAAGGTGAGCAAGTGACGCGCGCACTGCGAGTAAACACGCTGCTCTACACACGAGACGGGCGTGACATCGGTAACGCTATTGTTACAGGTGTTCAGCGCCGGTCACGGCTTCCCTGGCGCTACCAGATTAAGACCGACTACGGCAACAGCTCGATGCTCTGCCGAGCCGAGATCGAAGTCTTCTTCTACATCGGCGGTGAAGCTGAGCGTGACCATAAGCACTGCCAATGACGACCGAGCGCAAAGTTAAGATGGTTTCTACAAAAGAAGAGATCCTGAGTGACAATCACGGAACGGGAGTGGAATTTTTCTATTGCTGTGTATCTGGCGAACCCGACATCAGGCGAGTGAACATGAATTCACTAAGGAAGGTGCTTGGTCACTCCCAGACACAGCCTGAACCGATGTGCATCTTTGTCGGAAAGGGAGCGCAACGAGCGGCGCGTAAACTCATGTTGAAAGAAGAACGACTCGGTGTAGTGTACGAAAGTTAAAATAATCCTTGACACCACACCGGTCATGGCAGAATGACCGGGAAAGGACAGACCAATGGAAGAATGCGAATTGTTTATTAGACAGGCATATGAAGTGCGATCGCATTTGATCGCTCAGGCCAAAAACGACTATTACGCTTTGCCTAAATGTGATCAACCGTTTCATTGGGTTGAATTAGAACACCGGATTACCTTAATACACTCGAACTTCATCATCCTGCGGGATGCAGCAAGATTGCTAGTACGGGCTAATCCTTCAGGATATCGCGGGCTGGCTCCTGCGTTCCCCGGTGGTGAAGTTCGCGACCTTCACCCTTCAGCTCACAAGTGATCGTGCTGGGTGTGCTCAAGACTTCCCACCCCTGACCATTTCGACGAGCCAGCTCACGGCCCCGAGCATGCGCCCCGTATCCACGAGCGTGCGCGGCTCACCCGTCGAACCTTCCCGAGTTTTTGAAAGCTTACGCGCAAGAGTGCTCGGAGCGTTCGGTGGCGGTATCTGCTCGCCTCCGACGACCGTCTCTTTGATATCTGACGCGAACTTAGCGCCGAGGACGCCAAGCGCTTTTTCAAGGTCAAGCTTCCCGTCGAGCACATGCCCTACGAGGATCTTGGCGTTCGTTTCGACCGCGTCACGCACACGATCGAACGTGGCCGAGATCCAGCCACGCTTGGGCACGCCTGCCCCCAGCTCGTGGATCGCGGCCAGCTCGGCGTTCGTGACGCCTTGTCGATCCTCGCCACCTTTGCCGTCATCGAGCACGCCGATCTTGACGCTAGGTCCGCGCTTGATCTGTTCAAGCAGCTGTGCGAGTCGGACTCCGTCAGGTGTGGGTGTGTCCGAAAATCGGCTGCCGCCCCTGCTGACAAAACGCCCGCGCTTATCGCGTAGGGAAGCCACTACACCACAAGAGGCAATCGCGCGCTGAGGCAGCCGCGCAAAAGCCGTTGGAATTCCTGACCCCAGACAGTCGAGGCCAGGGAGTCGGTGAGGTTTGCGGGCACGCTGTACTGACGTTCGACATCGCCGACTTTCTCACGCGCGATAGCCCCCGACGCACCGCCCTGCCCACGTAGGTAGAGCACACCGCAGTGTGCGGCGAGGTACTTGTGTGCGAGATCGTACTTGGTTTCCCAGGTTTCCGCCGACAGCTGGAGCGCAGTATCCGTTAGGATCGCGTTCTGAGCGGGCACAGGTACCGCGCTCAGTGTCGGATCGATAAGTACGACGTCGGCCCAGGTGATCACTTCTTACCCTTCGCGTCGATTTCAGCCAGCTTGTCGCTGATCGCTTTGCTGACACTCGGACGCTTTTCCGAGTCGCCCCACTTGCGCAGCTTGGCGACATCAAGCGTTTGCGCAACCAGCGCGACCGCTTCGGGGATCTTCAACTTTTCGAGGGATTCGGTGACGTCGGCTTCGACTTCCTCGACCGCGAGCGTCTTGTGCTCGATCGCCAGCTTGACGTTCTGGTGATTCTCGTAGGAGTTCCAGATTTTCGACTGCTCTTCGTCGAGGGCGTTAGCCCCCGGTTTGAGCACCAGACCGGGAAGGGATACAGGGCCGACAGCTTTATTGATGACGACTTTCGACATGCCGGAAATTGTAAAGATCCGGCTCTGTCTTTGTCAATAAGAGCCCGGCTAGAAGTTGTCGAAGTACACGATGGTGAGCGGCAGTCTGACGACCACACCACCGCAGCGCGCGTGACACGGGATCTTGAAGGCCAGGTTTTCCTGCTGCACTGGGAGCTGCTCGAACTCTTGCGGGATCACAGCGCCGAGCGCTTCGGGATCGCGCCGGAATCCGACACCGCGCGGAGTGCCTCCACTTCCGGCGGTGTTGCAGCGATACCACGGGATCACTTCCTTGACCCACGGCGAATTCTTCAGGAAGAACTCCAGCACTGTGGTGTCGGACGTGCTGCTTCGCGGCTTAGTGCTGATCAGCGCATGCTGATCAAACGGGATCACGATCGTGTCGATGTACTCGACACCGTTCGACGTGACCACCACACTCTTCGCGATTCCGTTCAAGTCGTCGAGGATCTCGTCACTGGTCTTCTTCGACCACTGCGGGAACCCCGACACACCGTTCGGGATCACGTAGGTACTGGTTCCCGTCTGATTGAGCAGGCCTCGAAACCCGTGAGGGATCGAGCCGAACGATAGCAGCTTGTCGATCTGCTCCTCAATCATTCGACGTGCAGCCGAACCTTTGGTGCTGTCGAGCTGCACGTTGGCCATGCTCGCCGCGCGAAGCTCCTGAAGGCTGTAGCCGTAGCTGTCACCGATGGATTTGATCGGCGAAGCCGTCTCCTTCGCGATCACATCGGCGCGCGGCAGATCGTCCGCGTAATCCGACAGGATCTTGGCCACGCCGACCTGATCATACTCTCGGTAGGTGTAGACCTCAGCTCCGGTGTTGATGCCGCCGATCTTCGGGACAAGATCCCGCGCGATCAGCGTGGGATATTTGATCTCGTAGATCGTCTGCTCGATATGTTCCAGCTGGCGCTGGAAAAAGACCGTCTCGTTTGCGTCAAACCGCAGCGCGGCGGCTGCGTCGCTGATCGCCTTCCGCGCGATCTTGCGAAGTTCATCTGATCGAACCATGGTCAATCCTCTCGGCCCCCCGAGGGGGCTCGCGCGGGGTTAGGGCTTGTTGGTGAAATCGAAGTCGGCCACAAACAAACCGTCGGCAACAGCCGGACCACGCGCCACAGCTTGCGCGGTGGTGTCGATCGTGGTGCCTGACGTGTGCGTCGGGACAAACTTCTTGGTGGTCGGGTTGTACGCCAATCGATCGCCCGTCGCGATCGTGGCACCGGCCAGCACGTAAAGCGGCCCCTTGCGCAGCATATTGATCGAACCAGTCGGCTTCACACCGCTCGCGTCCAGCTCGGTGCCGCGCTCGTATGCATGACTGTGGACAGCGATTCCGGCGGGAACGTCGGTCGGGAACGTACAAGGCTGCACACCGACAGCCGGTGCAAGCGTGTCCTCTTTGACCAGCTTCCCGAAGCTGATCTGCGCAGCCGAGTCGCTGTTCGTCCGCGACTCGATGGTGTGAGGTGACAGGTTGGCGAGCATGCCCTCGATCGCGATCGAAGGTGCCGTCGGATAACTGGTCTGAGCCATCGTGTGATCTCCTACGGGGACTGTTAAGCCCCCGGCTGCGTGTCTACTTCTTGGACGACTTCCAGCGGTTTGCCTGCTCGGCGAGCATCCTCTCGCGCGCTGCGTCTGGTCCCGTCACGTCAGAGGGCTGCGAGCCAAGGTCGCCCCGCGCTTCGCCAACCGCTCGATCTGCACGCAACCGAAGCTCCGCGTCAAGACGCGCCTCAAGGTAGAGGCTGTCGCGACCGTCGAACTTCTCACCCGTGATCTTCGCGAGCACTTCCCGGCGCAGCGCGTCGGTGCTGGTGACAGAGTCGAACTTGACACCGTGCTGTGAAGCCGTCGCCTCAAGCGCGACGCGCGCGCGCGTCTCGGCAACCAGCTTGGACTTTTCGGCACGATGCTGTGCCTCGATCGCGTCGACACGAGCTTTCACAGCCGCGTCAACCTTCTGATCAAGCAGCTTGCTCTGATCGGTCTGCTCGTTTGGAGACGTGGCCGGTGCGGGAGTTGGCACACCGGGGTTTTTGCCCTGGGCTGCGTCCACTTCCCCGGCCGTCATCTCTTTAACTTCCATCTGGCTGAGCAGTGCCATGACTTGTTGCTGCTGCTCGGGCGTAAGTCCGTAGGACTTGCCTCCAATACTGCACGGTTCCATTCTGACCTCTTCGGCTGCGTCGAGTTTCAGCTTGCAACTCGGGCCAGCTCGGCCCAGGTCCACAAGCGCAAGGTGATTGTACCGGATACGGCGCTGGATTGCGTCGTAAGGCACGCCGTCATACACACCCGGTGTTTCATCAAGGTCCGCTTCGTAACCGCACGAGAGCTGTTGCTTTCCGCTCAGTACGGCAGCCACAGCTGACGCATCCTGCACAACGACAGGTGCGCGCACAAGCAAACCCTCACGGGCAACAGAGTCGCCGACATTGCCGACCTGATAGCGCTTCAAATTTGCACTGTCGAGCAGCTCAGGCGGGTGATCGTTTGTGACTGGTACAAGAGCCAGACTCTTGAGGCTCGCAGGATCAAAGACCTCATCAGGCGGTCTTAGCTCGCGCCGGATTCTACCGCCCCCGTCGCGGTACACAAAAACACCTGCCCGCGTTGGATAGGCTGTCAGTTTGAGCCAGCTACCTTCACGCTCAGGTTGTTTTATCGGGGACAAATCAAAGCGTCTGACAGTCACTGCGCAAGTCTACCGAAGGGGTTACAATCCGCGCAACATGAAATCAGCGATAGCAGTGGTGGCCTTGATCACGGCCTGTGGACCGGGTCAGGGATTAAACGACAGGTGGACTGTGCGAAAGCCGGTGCAGGTGATTATCGAGAATCAAGCGCTGGACCGCGCGGAAGCGCGCCGGGCGCTTGCCGAAGGCCTGCGCCAGCTGGGTTTTCAAACGACGAACACCGAAACCGGGCAGGTAATCACAGCTGTCCGCGACGACTGCACCTGCGCATCGTGTAATCGAAACACCGCCGCTTGGGTTGATCCGGTGAGCTACGATGTGATCCGCGTGTGCGATCGGGCCGGTGTGGCGGCTCGTGATCTAGGCGTTGCTCGCGCTGCGGATCTGATCCTCAAGCACGAGCTGGGACATGTGCTCGGTCTGCGCGGGCACACGCCCGACGGGCTACTGAGCGCGCGGCTTGACGATCACGCCGATCTTCGTTCGTTCACACAGTCCGACATCACGGCCATCTGTGACGCTGGCGGACTGGCTAGCCCGGTCTGCCTCTAGTCCCAGCGCACGTCGCGGACCTGTCCCCGGTAATGCATCCCGGGAGGCACGGCCACGCGCACGGCTCGAAGCACGTTTCCGTCACCCGGCTTGTAGGTGGCGGTCGTGCTGACGTTACTCGACACACCGTAGACCTCGGCGATCTTGAACGCACCTTGTTCGATCCTCACGGACCGGGCCACGGGCGTCAGTAGATCGATATCAGCGGACACTGACAGCGTGGGCTTTGTGGGCTGATCCATCTGGACCATTTCCCACAGGCGCGGGCGTCCGTCACTCGCGTCGATATCGAGCTGGTAGCCGACGAGCTTACTGTCACAGTAGACCGGAGTCGAACCCTCGGAGGTTGCCGGAGTCCACGACTTGATGTCGCGCTCGGAACAAGTCGGCTCAGGCGGAACGCACGCGGCCAGCAAAAGCAACCCGAAAACCAAGCCCCGTCTAAAATTACACACCACTTGTCACCGTCCAGTTAATGGTTTTCCCGACGATGCCGGGTGTTGGCCGGCGTGTAGGTTGTGCTCGACGCGCGGCAGGAGGCTGCCGCTCATAGCCGGACGTGTCACCGGCTTGGGCGGGCAGTGCGATCTTGAAACGCATGATCTTTAGAACCTCGCGAGCCGTGCAAGCGGCGTGGCCAAGAGGATGCCGTCGGGAGCGTACAGGCAAAACGACTCGCCGTCCCCGTGCTCACCCAGGGTGAGGCGATCCCAGAAAAACCCCTCGGTGAGCGAGCCACTGATCGGCTTGTCCGGCGCGAACGGAACCCAGCGGTATTGTGTCGGGCTCAAGTTCAACCGCCGCAGCAGGTACACACTACCGCCCGTGACCTTGCCTTGTAGTTCGATCACGTTGCCGGTGTCGCCGCTGGCCGGATTGAAAAACTGCCCACCGCCGACAAGTACAGGATCTGTGTTGTCGGTAGCTGGAATCGAGGTTGTCACGCCGATCGGTTGAAAAGCCATACGCTGAGCGTAACAAACACACGGTCGAGAATCTCGATTTTATTTGACACTACACCGGGCTTTTAACTAGACTGCTGCGCATGAATTACCAAGCACAGACCACCCAATTCGGAAGCAAGACCCGAGTGATCAAGCTCGCCTACCTGGGACAGAAAGGGCAGCTTTGTTACGATTTCTCGACGCGCCTTGGTACGTCAGACTCAAGATATAGGACTGAAGCGGTATCGTTCCAGGTCGCGCTCAGACCAGACGAGCGCGAAACGCTGCTCTACAATGCCGGTCGGACTGGTAGAGCGCTCGGCGGTGAAAGGTACTGGTGGGGGGAGCAAACCGATCTTGTGACCGCACGGCAGCAAGCGATCCGCGCTGGAAAAGTCACACTGTACCAAGCGCGGAGTGTGCATGAGGAGCTTGTCAGCGAGGAGACGCTCGAACTACCTAGCGTCCACGACATGGGCGGCATGCGACGTCATGGTTGGGAGAAACTCCGGGTCGACGTGAAGCCGGTGATGATCGAGTTGACCGAGGCACGCCAGATCAGGCTTGAAGCTGAATCGGCCTACAAGACGTGGCTTACTGAGTACCGCGCGGCCCCGGTACGCGCAACTTTCCGCGCAGCGCCCGCAGTACCCGGGAGAAGGACAAAAGCCGCAGTGATCTACACGACGGTGCTACGCGGCAAGTGCGGGTGTTGCGGTGAGAACCGTCGTGTGGAGTGGTTCGGTGGCGCGAACTTGCCCGAACCAGATGCCCCGCTTGTGGGCGGGTACTGGGATCAAGAGGATGTTCCATGCTGAGCCAGGACGATCGCGCTCAGACAAGCCCGAGATCTGAAAAGTCAGGCTCGGCGTAGCACCGACAGTTAACCGCTTCGCCGGGATGCCCGTCATCCGGCGGATCAGTCCAGGTGTAGGACTCACCCTCTCGATCCTCGTGATCTTCGCGCACGCGGTTGTCGCGCACCGTACGCCAGACGTAGGTCGTCACTCCGAGATTCTGCTGCCTCTGACCGTTGACTTGACCGTAAAGCTTGCCCACCTGATCACGAGCTATCAGCTTCGCACGATCCTCGGTGACTGTTCCCCGCTCGACTAGCTCCCTTGCAATCGTTTCCCAGCGCGATCCCGACAGAGTCGCGCGGCTCACGAGCTTTGCGAGATCGTCCGAAAGCCTCGGTCCGAGCGACTGCACAAGCTTCACGTTCTCGACCGCGAAGTCCGAGACGGCAGCCGCGATCCCGGCGTCAAGCCCTTTGGCCGTGAGCAGATCCACGCCGACAGCCGCACGAGCCTGGTTGAGGAGCTGCCGCTTCTGCAGATCTGCGGTCTGCTGACCGTACTTAAGGGTGAGCTTTTTCAGGCTCTCGTGGGTAGGGCCGAGCCGTCCGAGCCTGCGCGCGGTTTCATCGAGCAGGCGCTGGATCGGATCGCCGCTTGCGTCCGCACGCTTGTCTTGTGGCCACAGCGCTTCCAGCTCCCGGACAAAGCGGTCAAGCTCGACCTTGAGCGCGCGCAGCACAGGATCAAGCGCTCGATAGTAGTCGGCGCTGATCCGAGCTGGTGCTGCTGGTCTAGGTAGTCGGAGCTGAGCCACCAGATTCTCCGCTCATGGTCGGGGTGGTCTGAGGTTGCTCGGGCTGCGGCAGATCCGGGTTTTGCACCAGCCGGAAGTCATCAACGCTTGGATCGATCGAAGTCTCGGCGCTGTATCGTTCGCCACCGAACCGCGAACGCCGGATTTCGTCGGAGGTGACAGCGCCGAGCGAGTAGTAAATCTGGTCAGTCTGCGCGATCTTCTGCCTTCGATCAGCTTCCTGGGTTTCGGTGAGCTGACGTAGCGCGGGCCATACGATAGACCATGACTCGGGCTCAACCCCGCCGGTCGGCCCGTCTTTTGCGCGAAATAGTACGCGCAGGATCCGCTCTAGTCGCGGCTGTAGGTCTTGCGTCCGGTGCGCTTCCACGGCGCTGTACCAACGCTCAACATCAGTTTGACCTGTTGAATTGAGCCCGCCTGGCTGTCGCCCAAACAAGATCGAGATCGGCATCCGGGCCGCTGCGGCCAAGCGCTCCATCCACTTGTCAAGCAAGTCGGATAAACCTGCTACAGCGGTCGTCTGCCGTTCGTAGCTCTCTTCGGCGTCAATGATCGTGGTCCGAGCCACCGACCTCGACATGTCGAGAGCGGCTGCACGGTTGGCCACGAGCGACCGATCGTTAGCGCTCAGGATCTCAGCAAGGCCCTTGATCTTGAGTATGCTCGTCGAAAAGTCCGACAGTAAGATCGAAGATCCGTCGAAGGACTGATTGAATCGAGCCAGCACCTGATAGACCCGGTTTAGGACCGAGTCCCCCCACCCGTTGTTTTCCCGATAGGTCCGCTTGCTCACGCGAATACCGGGGAACACGACAAGCCGAGATTCGTGGATCTGTCTGATCTGCTGGTTGCCGTCGTAACTCGCGATCGGCACCACCTCAAACACACGAGGCGATCCGCGCTTGGGCAGCAGCGGGTCGGTGTACCACTCGACCGGACGAAGCTCGCGCGGCTCGAACACCTCCAAAAATCGGAACGATCGGATCGCATTCTCGTCGAGCGGCTCGGAAGGTTTCCGACCGTCAAGCGCTCCGAGGTAGATCGCCGATCCACCGTAACAGCGTTCGTACTCGTCGGCTTTCTGAAGCAGCGCGGCCACGTCGAGCCCCGACGGCGATAGCACGGATGCGATACGTCGCTCGGCTGCTCGCACAGCTTCATCGATCGAGGTCCGATCTTCGGCAAGCTGCACCGTGAAACCCTGCCGCAAAGCTTCCTCCGGGAGTGCTTCGACGATCACACCTGCGATGTCGTCGCCTCGCCACAAGTTCTCCAGCGTCTGCTGATCGAGCAGGTCGGGCGCAAAGGTTGCGGCGAGGGTCTTGTCCTTACCGATCACACCCAGGTTCGTGAGCAAGTTCGCCCAGCCGTCCGTGATCATCTGCCGTAGTTCAGACATGTCGCCCAGTTTAGCGACGAGATGTCGCTTTTTGCAAAATAGTTTTTGACACTACGCCAGGCTTTCGGCTAGTGTCTTTACCCATGGACAGCACGCACCTGTTTCCCGCGAATCTCATCAGCAGCCAGCGTTTTCTCGATGAAAGCATTGTCGAGCAAAAGCAAGCTAGCGAGGACTATACGGTACAGTTTGCGCTGGTTGAGGTTGAAGGGCAGGAGTACATGGTGGTTGTCGACGGACACCATAGTCTCGCGGCAGCGATTCTCGATGACGTAGAGCCCGAACTTGAAGAGTGCGATGCTGAAACCGCGGCGTTCGCGAACCGCGATCCAGAAGCGTTTTTGGAGCAGCATCACCACGGAGACGATTACTACTACTGCGCACGTCCCGAGGTGTTGGTGTGGCAGTAGGGGTTAAGGGGACATGGCGTGATGTACAAAGACAATCGCCACAGCGATCTCATGCAGCATTTTCGCGGATTTCTGAGCGGGCCGAATCGTTGCCCCGGTTGTGCTGGGCACGGGATTACCGATCGCGGCACCACCTGTAAAGCCTGTTTGGGCGATGGCAAGCTTACATCTGCTGTGCGTGGCTACTCCGTCACCACCTTGTACGGCGCCGCACCCGTGACCGTCAGGCCGACTTCTACAACAAGGCTTTTCACATGAGCAAGCGCACCGACATCCACCGAGCAGGGGCCATCGTTCCTTTCGACTACTCCTTTGTGCTGTTCTATCAGCGCGACGTGATGGAACACGGAGAGCCGGTTCCACCCATCAACATCGATGTCGTGCTCGATATGCAGGCCAAGGGAATTCCCTTCGCCAAGCACGGCGGACTGGGTCACTGCACTATCTGCGGAGCGCGGTTCAAGACCGGCGAAGTCTGGAAGCATGAGCCGACAGGGGTGCACATCCACATCGGTACTGATTGCGCTCGCAAGTACGAGATGATGGTGGACCGGACCGAGTTTGAACTTCAGGTGGAGCGAGCACGGGGTGCCGCTAGGCGCAGCGCCAAGACGAAGGCAAACCGAGCAGAGCGCGCTGAGTTCCTGGCTGCTCATCCCGGCCTGGCCGAAGCGCTTGAGGCTTGCTTGCACCCGATCGTGTGCGACCTCGCTGCGCGGTTTCAGCTTTACCGCAGCCTCTCGGCAAAGCAGATAGAGCTGGCACTGAAGCTGCACCGCGAAGGACAGCAGCCGCTTCCCGAGAAGCCGCCAGAAGACCGGACCGTGCAGGCCCCGCTCGGAAAGACCGAGTTTGTGGGCCGAGTGGTGAGCACGCGCTCAGAAGATGGCTGGTACGGTCGAACGGCTTACAAGATGCTGGTCCGGGTCGACACCGAGCACGGCCACTGGCTGGCATGGGGCACCATCCCTGAAAAGCTTTTGATGAGCGTCGAGCCAGGCCAGCACGGTCGGATTCATACCCTCAAGGGCAACCTGGTGCGGATCACAGCTCGCCTTGAGCCCGGAAAAGACATTCACTTTGTGTTCATGAAACGACCGTTGGCACGCCTGGAAGTCACAGCTGACCAAGCGCACGCAGCCGAGCCGCCACGACCTTGACGCCGGTCGACAACTCAGCCATCGAGAGCGTGTCTACCTGATCATCGTTGTCACCCGTCGGGAACTCCTCAAATTCCGTGATCCAGTCGTCGAGCCAGGGCGCGCCATCAGGCAGTAGCCAATCACCCGACTCTACGGTCGGGCTGACAAACTGCGCGCGGCTCTCTTTGCTATCCTGGCCTGGGTTCCACGCGACAAGCCCCGGCACCAGTCCGCGAAGCTCTGACACAATCGCCGGACCGTTGGCCTTGTCCTCGATCACGACTCGGGACACACGCTTGTGTGGCAGTGGATCGGCTCGCCAGCGCTCGACCAGGGCCACGAGCTGGCGCTTCGTTTCGCCATAGTCCAGCCTCCGGCGCGTGCGGTCGAGCACGTATCGCCGCGAACCCTTAAATCCGATTACAGTCAAAACTACAAAATCAGTTTCATCGCCCTTTTTAAAAGCCGCGTCGACGAAGATCCCGATCTGATCAAGCGGCTCAGGTAGTGGGTCAGCAGCACCCTCGTAGCAGCCGTGCGGACGCCCGCCCGACACGCCCCGTCCGTCCGGTTTCCAGAATCGCCACCACGCCCGCCGGAACAGACCACCGCCCTCGACCGACGGCTCTTGCAGGTGCTGCGCCGCGTATGCTCGCGAACCAAGCCGCACACGCTCGCTCTGGAGGTAGGTGCTCGGCTGGAGCTGCGGGAACAGCACATCGCCGGACTCGGTACGGTGATCGGTCTGAAGCTCGCGCCCGGTCCGTGTCACAAGCACGCGGCTGCGCTTCGGATTGTACTCGCTCGGCAAGCACAGGTGCGCAAAGTCCCCTCGCGCAAGAAGATGTCCGGCCAAGTCCTCTTTGTGCTGGCGCTGCATGATCACGATCCGGCAGTCGCGCGCGGGGTTGGCCACGCGGTTATGGAGCGCCTGATCCCACACCGCGTTGACATGGCGCAGCCGCTTCGGATTCCAGCTTTCCGGGATCGATGTGGGATCGTCGGCCACGATCGCGTTGACGCGCCAGCCGGTAGATCCTTGCATCGTGTCCGACTGGCGGAACCCCGTCGAGGTGTTCCAATAGTAGGTTTTCTCGTGCTGGCGAGGGTCTAGCTTCCAACCTCGCGGGCCGCTGAAGCGGGACTTGTACCAGTCTGAGGTGAGGATCGTCTGTGTGCGCATCGAGTCGCGAGTCGCAAGATCCGCGTGCCAGGAAAGGTAGAGTCCACGCGAACCTGGCGACCACGTCCAGATCCAAGCCGGGAACAGCACCGAGCCCCACAGGCTTTTCGCGGTGCCGGGCGGTACGTTGATCACAAGGTTCTGAAGCTCGCCCTGCGCGCACGCTTGCAGGTGCTCAGCGATCACACCGTTGTGCCAGTTTTCGATAAACGGGCAAGCGGGCTCGACGATCGACCACGCCCGACGCCCGAACTCGTGCAGCGATCGGCGGCAAAGCTCGGCTTCGATCAGGGCCTTGTCGATCAGCCCTCGCAAACAGACTCCAATTCTGGAGCTAGCGTCTTCAAGGTATCACTGAAAATACGACGTTGCTCACGTCCGCTGACACCAGCACCTAAGCCACTCACGTACCTTCTGCAAGCTAAAGCCCTGGACCTCATCCTGCAATCACGCTCTCACCTGACGACGGGTCAGCGGTCAGCATGCGCCATGCAAGTGCAACCACTGCTGGAACTTGTCCGTTTCCAAGGCAGCGCAGTCTGTCCACCCGACAGGCCACCCCATTAGCCACTCGACCCACAGCGGGTTCAATGTCCCACCAACCACCATCTTGCCCTTGCGGTCGTGACAGGTAGGCGTTGGCCGATTTTTGACCGCAGTAGCCAAGCCGTCCCCGCTGTTTTTCGATGCGCCTTTTCGGTTGTAATTTCCGGTCACTGTCGGCGTTGGCCACAATCCAGAGTCGGTGTCGTTTGTGGGGAGCCCTAGCGTGTTCCGCTCCCAACACTCCCCAGCGCGCATCATACCCCAGGTCGGCAAGATCACCGAGGACCACGGCAAGTCCTCTTGAAACAAGCAGTGGGCTGTTTTCCACGAAAACATAACGCGGTCGAACCTCACCGATAATGCGTGCCATTTCGGACCACAGACCAGAGCGAGCTCCTGTGATTCCTGCTCCTTTGCCAGCTGCGCTGATATCCTGACAGGGGAATCCGCCGCTGATGATATCGACTGTTCCACGCCATCGACTTCCATCAAAGGTTCGCACGTCGTCCCAGATTGGAAATCGGTCAAGACATCCGTCAGACTGGCGTGCGAGCAGGACTCTTCTGGCATAGGGATCAAGCTCAACAGCGCAGACGGTGCGCCATCCAAGCAGTCTCCCTCCCAAGATGCCGCCTCCGGCCCCTGCAAATAGTGCCAGCTCACGCATATTTCTCCTCCCCAGCCAGTAAAGGCGCGCAAGGCTCAATCTGTAGACTTGGGTTTTCGGACTTGCGCCTGAAGGCTGTGGACCGGCTGACGATCACGCTCTCACCTGACGACGGGTCAGTGACTCGGTAGTCCTTGTGCTGGCTGCGCGCGTCAGGATTCCAGCGCGACACCGAGCGCTTGCCACTCGGGTGGAAGCCCCAGAACGTGGCTAGGTGTACGTGCTGGTAGCTGTCTGTATAGCTCGACGCGAGGCCTTTTATTTGCGCGAGGCCGAGCGCATCGCAGAATGAATCACCCACTTTCAGCGCTGGCTCCAGCTCGCGCGGAAGCTCCAACACCGTGAACCAGACCGTGTCACCGCGCCACTCAACCGATAGCCTGATACGGCTCGCTGGTCGGTACTTGCTCACCGGCCCGAATCGGTGCTGTAGCTCGGTCCGCCCGCGCAGAAGCTCGGGCAAGCTCGCGCGGTTCACCCGCACAGGCCGGGGCCTTGAGTCCCGGTATTGCCTGATTTTGCGGATCACGTCTTCGGTCGCCCACTTCGCTTGACCGGGTTTACCGACTTCGATCTCATACTGCCGCAGCAGCGCGGCCCGATCGAGTTTCTTCAGATCTTGCAGTGTCACCTGTTGTCACCTGACTCGCACGTCGGCGCAGCGTGGCGTACCTACTCACGCACTTCATCCTACGGTCGTCCTCTCGCGCGACCTCTGTAGCACTTCCGCTCGCGCGGTGTCAAGAGTCGCGGTCATGTACCGACTCGACTACCTCAGCAGACCCATCTTCCACGCTATCATCGTGTAACACCTCTCTATTTATCTCACCCGTACACGTTCGCCCAAAATGCGCGAGCATGCTCAACGGTCTTGATCTTGAACGCCGCATCGTAAGTCGTATCAAAAGACACGCGCCAGCGGCATGCGAGGCACTGCTTGATAGCGTGCGTGCGCTTGAATGTGTACGACCACCGAATACCTTTGCACGATGGGCAGCAAGCTCCTTGTGCGTCAGTCATGTCGTGCCTCGACTTGCACACGCGCGTAATGTGCCTGTATCAGTGGGATTAGCGTGCGCGCGCACGCTCGCAGGACCGGGCAGGTTTCCTCGGGAAACAGATCAACGCTTAGCTGTGTCGTGGCAGGTACTGTCTTGCAACCGATCTGCACCTGATTGTCACAGGCAGTTATCACATACTCTAATCCCGAAATCACCAGCGGTGTAGATGTGACCTGGGCTTTGTCGCAGACCCGGGCTTCACCGTAGACCTGGGCATTGCCGTAGACCTGGGCATTGCCGTAGACCCGGGCTTCACCGTAGACCTGGGCATTGCCGTAGACCTGGGCATTGCCGTAGACCTGGGCTTCACTACCTACAAAGGCTGTGTCAGCCACACGAGCAGAGTCAGCAATCCAACCACCACCATTTGCATGTCGATGCGCAGGGACCGGACCGAAACCGAAATCGAAATCGAACGTCGTTTCTTCCATCGTTGCCTCCGAGCGAGCACACTAGGTCAAAGCCCGGTGTAGTGTCAAGATTTATTTGCGGCTCGGTCTACTAGGCCACACCCTAATCGCCGGAACGTCCGCCGGGTAGCCCCAGACAAACCAGCAGCACGACACCGAATCACTACCACCTCCGTCGAAGCTCCAGCGCGGCAGGTACAGCATGTGCTCGGGCGGGTGCTCTAAGAGGAAGTCGCGCCGGGCCTCGGTCGGCTCAAGCCAGGTAGCGCGCATGAGCAGTGCGACCTGCGGCGACACCGTGAGAGCGCAGCGCGCGACCTCAAGCGCGTGTTTGAACGGTGGGTTTGTAATCGTCCAGACACCTGAAGCCTTGAAGCCGGACTGGTGCAGGTTGTGCTGCAATATCTGGACATTCGTGATCTGGTGCGATGTGAACGCGGGCAAAGTCAGGTCAGCTTGGGTAATCTGACGAGCCACAAACCGATTGCGTGTCCAGTCACGAGCGGCTTGAACGTCCTCGACATCGATGTCACTGGCGATCAGGCCATCGAACCGGGGCGCAAGCGTCATAGCCATTCGTCCGTCACCGCAGCACGGATCGCAAAGCACGCTGCCCTTGATCGCCGGGAAGCTCGACACGAGCGCTTCAGTCATCCAATCCGGTGTGCGGTACTTATCGAGGTCGGCACGCACGCGCATTGTCAGACATGGCCCTCCGGTTGCTCCCTTGCCCCGCCAAACTCGACCGACCAGCATGCATCACACAGCTCGGGGCGGTCGTCTGACCCGCTTGTGTGGTCAGCGATCTTTCCGCACCTAGCACACACGTAGTGTAGACCGATCTTTCCGCACCTAGCACACACGTAGTGTAGACACTTGCCACAACCTACCGAGTTGATGAACTTTCCGCAGAGACAACGGTTCTTCATGACACCATGACAGCACTAACCCTAGTTCGGTGTCAAGTCGTCTCTGCCTTCGGTCGCGCGCTCGGTCAGCTCCAGCAGTTTGCGCAGATCACCCTCCGACAGCTTGGACAGGTCGACCGACTGCTCGGTCTTGATCAGCTGCTCGGTCTTGATCGTTTGTTGCCAAGTCAGCTCCTGATCAACCGACCGACCGCCAGGGCCGCGTAGCAGCCACTTACCAGGGTCGGACACAAAGACAGCGGACTCGGCCAGCGCGCGGGCTTTGGCGCACGCCTGCAAGATCCGGTGCTGGTACTCCGAGCTTTCGCGCAGCAGTGTGTGGTGCTCGCTCTCGGTGAGAAACTGACAGGCTGCGACCTTGGGTGTCGAGCCTCGCATGATGGCGTCACAGATCTCGTCTATCAGCTCAGGCTCTATGATCCTGCCTTTCGAGTACACCGATCTCGACACCCTGCCGAGCGGCACATCTTCCTGATCCCAGTAACCGCCCACAAGTGGCGGTGTCTCGTCGGTGAATAGACCCATTTGTAAACGATACACTGAGGCGCACGCTCAAGCAACAAGACGTTCAGGTGATCCGCGCCGTGATTTGTATCATAACTTACATCCAAGCTAGCGCGCCGACAGCCTGATTATTTTCAGATTTTTCCCGAATTTTCGGATTTTCTGGAGCTGCTGAAATTCGATGAACGCATGGCGCGAGCCTCTTTTATTGGTCGAACCGATCCCTTTGTCTAGGTATCTCGGATGCATATTAACGACCTCACCGACGACAGGTGTTTACAATTGTTGAGCTAGACAGACAGACAGAGGCTAGATCGAGATCTCCGAATCGGTGTGAAAACAGCGATCGGGAATTTTCCGAATATTCGAAAAAATCAAAAATCGGAATTCGGAAAAATCAAAACAGCCCGATCTGTAAGATCTGTAAAACCCTCTGTCTGTCTGTCTATCTATCTAATTGGTTACTTCCCCCGTCGCTGAGGGGGTATAATACGCATTCTGTATACCTAGACAAAGCAGACATTAGACGGCCAGTCTAGTCTACTTTTGACACCGCTTGCCAAGCTAGACACTCAGAAACCTTGACACCGCTTGGGGAAATAGTAAACACTTCGGCCCATGAAACTTTCGATTTTCGATAGTCTCACCGACGGGGCGGCAACCCGTGTCGCGGTCGAGTGGTCGGATTTGGTCGATCTGCTCACGCACTTCACTCCGACGGAGTGCGCGCCTTGTAAGGGAAAGCACTGTAAATTGAAGCAGGGTAAGTCGTGGTCCCCTGCCACCTTCGCGGGGGACCGGCGCGGTAACGCAAATGCCGAAGAGTTGTGCGCGCTCGTGTTCGATCTTGACGACCTTGCACCGGGCTGGGAGTCGAGTAAGTGGTTCGCCCGGGTAGGTAGCTACCGGGCTGTAGTCCACAGCAGCCACAGCCACACGCCCGAGGCACCTCGGCTGCGGATCGTGCTGCCGCTCGAATACCCGTACCCGGCCAAGCAGTGGCGCAAGGCATGGCTTACCGCAGCGCTTGACCTGGGTGTGCAGGCCGATGAGTCGTGCAAGGACCCTGCCCGGCTCTACTTCCTGCCGACTTGTCCGGTGGGCGGTTCTGAGCCGATCGCGCTCGTTTCGGAGGGGCCTTACTACGCCTTTCCAAAAGCCGCAGCCGCCCAGGTCAAACCTACGGCCGTGCTTCATCAAGCTGAGCCCGAGACCAGTGAGACCGAGTCCGAGCCGATCGATCCAAGCGCGCTGCTAGGCCGTCTGGCCGAGCTGCGGACCGCTAAGACAAGGCAGGGTAACACCGAGCACGCCGAGCTGCTGGATGCGATCGTGCGTGGCACGGCGATCGCAAGGCTCGGTAACAGGTCGGTGCGAATCAACCAGGCCGCAAGCCTCTGTGCTTTCGCGCTGCCGCCGGATGTCAGTGCGGACACGTTTGCCGAGCTTGTCACACCGGCACTTGCTCGCACCGAGCTGGGCGAAGAAGGTCTTACCCACTGGCTCGGTGTGGCGATGGATAGCTACCGGCGTGCGCAAGTACGGCGCGCGGACGCGGACGCGGCGCGCAAGGCGCACGATGACGCGATCAGGGAGCGGCTGTGTAAGATCGTGGTGAGGCCGGACAAGCTGGCTGAGGTTGACCCGGACACAGACCCGTTTGAGCAGTGGCAGGATCTGCTACTCAAGAGTCCAAAGGACGCCGTGATCTCGTGTGGCGAAAATGCCTTTGTGACCCTCCTATTCTCCGAGGAGACGCGGAACACGATCAAGTTCGACCTTGTGGCAAAAAAGGTCGTGGTCTGCGGCGGCCCGTTTGCAGGAGCGAGCGAGGGTATCCTCGAAGTCGAGGTGTGCGATTGGCTCCAGCGCCATCACGGGATCGGACTCAAACCGCACGACGTCGGTCTGCGCATCGCGCGCGTAGCCTGGGCCAATCGGTTCGACCCACTCGCTGACTACCTGAACGGCCTACAGTGGGACGGGGTCGACCGACTGTCGGTCCTCTTTGAGGACTACGCCAGGGTCAGCAGGCGTAGCCCGAGCGGTGAGAACGTCAGCAAGCTGGCGGACGTGTGCGGCCACAAGTGGGCGCGGTCGGCAGTGGCCCGCGCGCTGTCACCGGGCTGCAAGGTGGACACCGTCCTGATACTTGAGGGTGCAGGAGGGCTCGGCAAGTCTACGTTTTTCGAGATTCTGGCGGGTGACTGGTTCTGCCAGGAAAAGATCGTGATCGGTGACAAGGATTCCAAACAGCTTGCCGCGACTCACTGGATCTGCGAGCTGGGGGAGCTGGAGTCATTCAAGCGTGCCGAGGACAGCGCCAAGAAGCTGTTCTTTGCGCAGCGGATCGACAAGTTCCGGCCACCCTACGGCAAGGCTCCCCAGGACTTCCCGCGCCGCGCCGTCTTTGTAGGCACTACCAACGATCGGCAGTACCTCACCGACCGCACAGGCAATCGGCGATACTGGCCTTTTGCGAGCACTGCCGATTTCGATCGAGCCAAGATCCGGCGCGATCGTGATCAGATCTGGGCGCAAGCTGTAGCCGAGTTCCGTGCCTGGCAAAGCGCGGGCGGTGGCGAGAACGGCCACCACTGGTGGCTCACGCCGAGCGAGCAGACCGCCATGGATTGCGAGACGGAGGCACGCCTGAAGGACGCTCAGTACGACGGGCGTCTTATTGAATGGTGGTTTGATCAAACACCTAACCGGCGACCTCTCTTTTTCACAGCGGCGGAAGCCGCAACAAAAGCTTTACAATTCCCACCGGATCGGCTATCACCTTCCTTGCTTTCCGAGGTCGGGATTGCGCTGGAAAAACTGGGTTTTGAACGAAAGCGGACTTCGGTGCTCGGTCGTCAGGTGCGTGGTTTTGCACCGACCGAGGAGTTAAGGACCATCCCGCGACGTGGGCACGCTGTTCTACAAGAGGTGAGCACGAGCGGAACGTACACACAGAAAGGTGATGCTCATGATTAGGATTGAAATCAAAGGTTCGCGAGGGTCTGGAAAAACGAGGTTGGCTCACTTCATCGCGAACGCGCTACGAGCAGGTAGTCATGGTGCTACCTCCGTCGCCGTGGACGGATCTGATAAACGGGAACAGGGTAGTAATAACGTAGCTGCTCAACACGTCAGCATCACAACAAGTAATAAACCTTAAGCAGTACTCGACGGAGGTGGCAAATGATCGACCTGCTGACCAGAACCCCGCACAAGTATGACCTTGACCCTCTGACAGGGCAGCTTCGGGACAAGGCTGTCGAGCTTG